GCCATATTATCTTCGTCTTTTATGGCTGTACCACTAACACCAGTATTTAACACAGGAGAAGTTAAGGTTTTGTTTGTAAGAGTTTGTATTATATCCACAGCAACTAAATCTTGTGTTCCATCGTCACCACTGTCAGGTAATCTTAAAGTGTTTTCAGCACTAGCCGAATGTGGTTGTGGTTGTAATGTTTGAAAATGTTGATTAGATACTTCACAATACAATCTAAGAGATGCTGGTGAACCACTGTTTGATTTAAAATCAATAACACCACCATTAACTGTCAGATCATCACCTACAGTTATGTCACCAGAAGTAGTTAAACTTGATAAAGTTCCAACTGATGTAATATTTGTCTGTGCCGCACCTGTCACAGTTGCTGCTGTTCCACTTACGTTACCTGTTACATTACCAACAACATTACCTGTGTAACCACTAGAAGTAATTGTTCCTAATGAAGAACCAGCATCTGCAAATGTTATTGTGCCACCATCTGCATCTAATGTAATACCACCACTTGAGTCTAGTGTAACAGTTGTTCCTGCAAGTTCTGCTGTGCCATCTGCCGTAATTTGTATATTACCTGACGCACCACCACCATCTGTTGTAGCTATGTCTAATGTTCCGTTTGTTCCTACTGTTATAGTAGCTGTATCACCACTAGAACCTGTCATAGTAATAACTTTACCATCAATACCTACATCATCTACAGTAAGAGCCGTAAGCGTTCCTAATGATGTAATGTTGGTTTGTGCGGCACTTGTTACGGTTGCCGCAGTACCAGATGTATTACCTGTAACATTTCCAGTTATATTACCTACAAATGTTCCGTTTATATTGTTACTTGCATCTTCAAACACTGCTTTATCAGCAGGGTAAGTACAGAATATTGTTCTTGTTCCTGCTGACCAATCTACTTTATTGTCTGAGTTAGAACTTTGTAAAATTGTATCTCTTGATAGAGTATCAGGTGATGCGTCAGTAAATGTTCCTATACCAATTTCAAAATCAGTATTATCTGTACAAACATAATATGTTGTATTACCATCACCAACTTGGATAAAACCTTCAAACCCACTTACTGCACCAGCTAAATTAAATGTTCCAGTGCCTGTGGTAGTTGTGGTTTCTTTAACTCTATCCTTTATTACTAAAGCCATTACTTCAACTCAATAGTTAAATTTGTTGCGTTAATTCTAAATATGTCACCCTCTGCTAATGTCTTAGTTGCATCTAATTCTCCAACAAACAATATGTTACCACTTGAACTTGCATCTACAAGGAATACATGAGTTATTGTTTGTGTTCCACTATCTGTCTTAGCTGGAAAGTCAATTGCATTTGTATTTTTTGCTGTCTGTGTATCTGTTGAGTCAGCACCTATTGTTGTCCAATTAGCTGCTGTTACATTTTGTCTAGCATATCCACCAAAACTTGCTTCTGTTAATGAACCTGTTTCAGCGGCAGATACTGCTGTTGCTAGTCCAACATAAATATTGTCACCAGGACTTGAGAAATTTAACGAGTCATTCTTGAAAATATAATGTAATAATCTTCTCTCTAAATAATTAGTTGCTGCATTTGAGGTTGCCATAATCTATCTCCTATGTTCTTTTTTGACGAGGTAGTCCTTGCCTATAAGCATCAGCATTTTCCCTAGCTTCACCAAAATCTTTTAAACGACTTACTTCTTCCATAAATCTTTTTTCATATTGTTGTATCACGTCTGGTTCACCTTTCATAAATATATACGCTTCTACAAGCGATCCGTAAAGTATTGCGTTTATAGCATTTCTACTTAACCAGGATGTTGTAGTGTCGCTTGATATAGCTGATATAGCAGAACTGTGAGAAGTTGTAGAACCTGTAATTGTTTCACCATTTGTAAAAGCTGTTGTAGGTACAATAATTGTTAATTTGTTCGTACTGTCATTTTTACTGTCAATAGTTGCTGTAGCACCACTTGATGACCCAGTTATTGTTTCTCCAACTGCAAAACTTGAAGCTACTCCAACAGTCAATTCAATTGTACTGTCAGCTAAACTTGTTGGTCTATAATAATAATGTAATTCTACAGAATAGTTACTATTAGGTGTTGGAGCTAATATGAAATTATTTACATCAAATCTTGCATAATATTTAGGTACACCAGTGGTTGCAGGATTAGGATGATATTCTTGAATATAATTTACATCTTTTTCTAATAAAAAAGTTGTATTACTAGAAACTGTTAGAGACAAACTAAATGGTGAGAAAAAATCAGTTGGCACAGATAAAAATTTATCTGAAGAACTTGTCGCACTCGTAACATTTTTACGAAAAACTTCAAAATCAATCATTTTAAAAAGACGATTTTCCGTTGATCTAATAAAGTTTCTTAGATTATTTCTAAAAGTAGTTTCATTGTTTTCAGTATAATCTTCTATGGATGTCTTTAAAGTTGTTAATGTATAACTCATTTAAGCCTCCAATGTGACAGGACCTGCTGAAGCAATTTTGCCACCACCTTTTATTGAACCTACAGTTGCAGTATCTGAAACTGTTATAGTATAATTATTTGTATCAACAATACTAGCAATAGTAAAGCCAGATGAATTTTCCATAACAGATTTTGTTATACCATCAAAAGAAACTACGTTCCTAAATCTAACTGTTCCTGATGCAGATCTACCATGACTTTTCTCTGTTACAGTCACTGTACTGCTTCCAGAACTGCCTGTTTTAAAAGGATCAAGCTCTAACAAAACTTCAATAGATGGTTCTGTTCTTTCTGGTCTTGCGTCACGTAAAGCCTCTGCATCTGCTTTTTTTGGTCTAGGATCGAGTTGTGGGTGCTTATCTTCATATTCATCTTTACCTACACGTAATCCATTCCATTCTTTTCTTGTGTCTTTAGCACGATAGCGAAATCCTGAACGATCTGATATTACGTATGAGTTACTTGGATTTGCATATTTTGGCATTATCAGACCTTATAATAATCTAAACTTGGAGCAATGGTAAAAGAGGATCTATCTCTATCTTCTGCCATTGCTCTATCAAATTCTTCTTCATAAATATTTTTTAATAATTGTATTCTATCAGGTGCACGTTTTAAAGATATATAGTAAGCAAGACCTGCTGATAGGCATGGATAGAACCTAAAAGGTATTTCTACAGTATTCTGCATCGTGTCAGCGTCTTGTATACGTGTTAAAGCATCATAATGTATAACATCTGTGCTATTTTCAGGTGCGGGCCAAATTTTTAAATTCGGTGTTATTTGTCTGTCAAGAAAATATTGTGTTGGTCTACCTGTCGTTGTTTTAGTGGGTATAGATAAATAAGTATCACGACTTATACGTGACATGTTAAAATCTGTTCCACTTCTTCTCACAACTAAAGACAAAACATCAATAACATCATCACCTAAATCGTATTCAGTATCATCTGCTGTTAATGCTTGTGTTCTTTGAACAATTGTCCATTGATTTAAACCTCTGTTAGCCCATTCTGCTAACATTAAGTTTAATGATCTTTTAGCTGTTTTTAAATCATAA